CAGCAGAACTCGCTTGATTTGATGAATTAATCGTAAAAGTTACACTCGTGGGTACGGTTAAAACTTGAAAAAGTTTATCTTCAAATTGAGCATCGGTTAAACCCGTACCTCCAGGTAAAGTAACTGCATCCAATTGTATAATATTTCCTGTTAATAAATTATGAGCCGAACTTGTTGTAATGGTACATGTTTTAACACTAGTACTATTCGTTGCTAAAGTAGAACTTCCAAAACTTGTGGCACTATAAGGAGTAATATCATAAAGCGTTCCTTCAAAATAAATTAATAAAAATTTGTCTGTTCCGATAGCCACGTATCGGTTACCATCGAGATCAACAAAAGAATGTTGAGCTCTGGCTACACCAACAATGGTATCGGTTAATAAAGAAGACCAACCTCCTACCTTTTCAGGAAGTCCATATCGGAATCTGACATTGTCCGAACTCACCCAGCGCCTTTCAGCACCAACCTGAGTTTGTTGTTTGTCAATTCCTGGTAAGAGTTTAAAATCTACAAGAGCCATTTGATTAGCCCTATGATGCGCTATTTGTTTTGTATATCCAGCCTACTGTAGCATTAGCATATACCAACGTAATCGCT